TCAATTAGGTGATGTTTTGTAGGCGTCAAGGTTGCATTGCGGGATGCCGTGGGGGCCGGTAGGGCTTTTGCGTTCTTTGTACGGGCGGAATTCCGGGTTTGCTTTGAGCCATGCCAGGGCGTCTTTAATCAGGATGCGGCCGCCTGGGAACGGGCAGCCCCATTTTTTCATTGCGGAGGTGAAAGCCATGGTAACTCCAAGCGCGGCGGCAAGCTGGGTCTGGTTAAGCAGTCGCGGGGAGTTGCTCGGCAAGTTGCGGAGTTCTTCTTTTTCTTTTTGGGTCATTGGTGTGTGGGTGGTTAGAGGTGGATGATATAAGGGGTGATGGCCGTGCAGGGGAGGCCGTGGCGTTTGATGTGTTCGGCGTAGGGTGATGTTGGGATGTGGTAGCGGCAAAAGGTTCCGGAAGTCCGGTGGGTTTGCAAGTAACAGGTTTCCCCGTCCTTCCCGGTGCGGCGGCTGATGATGCAGGCTCCTAAATTGAGGGGGGTGGCCGTTACTGTAGTGTCGGTAATGTCCGGATCGGCGGCATTGATTTTGTAGTCAATTTTCTGTTCCGGGGCCCATAGCTGGCAGTTTCCGCAGCATTGGCAAGAGGTGAAGTTGTCTTCAATGTAACTTGTTTCTATTTTATAAACATACATAATTTTTTAATTTGATAGTTTATGAAAAGTGTATTTTGAGTATTTGATTGTTCCATACATAAAATATAATCTTGTCTGTTTTTAAGGCGAGCCATGGCAAATTCTGTTCATCCTTGATAAATATAATATCTTTTTTTTCTGCGGTGTTCTCTAATTTTCTAAGTAACTCCAGTGCAAATGTGCTAGTAGTATTTATTAAAACACTAGGATTTTTCCCGAAAGATGCCGTATAGATGTGTATTTCAGATTCATTTTTCATATTCGTATTTTATTTGTAAGTTTGTTTGTGCTAGCCGGATAGGTTTTGATGTGATTCTGTTTTGAGTGTTTTTTTTGAAGATGGCGCCGTTTTGGCGTTTTTTAAGGGTGTAATTTATGATAACTTTTTTATATTTAATAGGTCATCTAATGGCGCCGTTTTTGTCTTTCGAGTTTCCCGGGCGTTTCTGATTCTCATTCCGAGATCTAGCCGGTTGTGGCAACGTTGGCAAAGAACGATTAAATTCGGATAGGCGTTGTTTTCCGGTCCTTCCAAGTATTGGATATGATGGACGGTGAGAATAACCTTGCTTCCTGTAATGGGGTGTGCCTGATGGTTTGTTGCTTGGCAGAGTTCACACTTGTTTCCGGCGCGGTGTCGTTCGCGGAGGCTGATAAACTTCCAGTCAGGCGGATATTTCGATTTATCTTTGATTGGCATTATTCACCCCTCCTTTCCAGTATCGCCGCTTGCTCGTTAGTGATATAACGCCAGGACTGCGGCGGGCGGGTCATGCCGATGACAGAGAGCGGCACAGCATGAGAGAGCCGCACGGGATCCTGAACGCCCCAGACGGAGCAAGGCAGGTAATTCCGCAGGTGCTCTTCCGTCACGCAAGCTTGCTTCATGGTCCATTCTAAAATTCCCTTTGGGGGATATGGTCGAAGTCCAGCAGTGACAACTAAACGGCACTTGCCGATGATGCCCCGTGTCCCATCCATGCCGGATTCGTAAAGCCACAGTGTGACGGAGTCGCCTTTGTTGAGGCGTGGCGCATTTTTACGCAGTTCCCATTTCTTTTCCCCGGACAAAATTTTCTCGGAGAAAGGCCGCCTGACGGATAAGAGGATGTTAATCATTGCTAGCCTCCTTTCTTGGCTCCCAGTTGTCTTGTAGGAACAGGAACTGATAATGTTCCGCGGCGGCGTTGCGCAAGCATTTCCAGCATGGAGAAGAGCGGTGATAATTGTATCCGTTTTCGCAATTTCCGCATGTCCTGCCTTCCGGAGGATTCCACGCCCGGCGTGCGGCCCGCTTCTGCCATGCGTCACGGATGGCTTCTTCAACGCCGTACATCATCCGTGGCTCTCCGTGATAATCGCTGCATTCCCCGGAGCCTTCCGTGAAACGCATTAAGCTTTTCCGCTCTTTCAGGATGCCGCGGGTTTCTCCATAGGCCAGGATCGATTTCTGTTCAGGTGTCAGCTTCATTTTTCCCTTCTTTTCCGGTTGAGTATTTTTCTTTTAATTTCCTTCCAGTTGTTGCCGATGGAGCCGGTGCATATATCCTTGACTATGGAGCCGTCATACATTGCTTCAATGTGCATGGCGTCAATTTTTAAGTGGGCTTTCCATACGTTAAGGCCGTATTTCCTTCTTTTGGCCGGAGCTTTCATAGTGATATTTGATTAAGCGGTTTTCTGGTTGAGGGTGTATTGATTCTTCAGGGCGTTGTGCAGGGACAGAGCCATTTCATAGGCCATGTGGACTTCTACGGCGTTCCCTATGAATTTCCTTTGCTGGGTTTGCGTGCCGCAAAGTTTGTAATCTTCAGGGAATCCCATGACGCGGAGGCATTCACGGATGGAGAGCGGGCGCATGCAAATATCCGCAATGCCCCTTTCCCGCATGGCCCGTTTGAGGGTCAGCATGGCTTCCGTGTCTCCTGGGGCGTCCTGGCTGTAATTGGGGCATCCGGTGTAACGGCATGTGTCCAGGTAAAAATAATCCCTTGTGAGCAGGGTTTTCATGGGCTTGTCCAGCGGGTACACAAGCCCTTTAACTCCGGGGCGCATCATGGCGCGGATGAAGGATGCCGTGGCGACGGAGTAATGCGAATTGGTCATGATGGCCGGGCTGGGCCGGTTTAATGATGCCGGTTTGCTTTTGCCGAATTGCTGATCCAGAAATTGGCATTGAACAACGCGCGGTTTAGGAACCGTGGTGAGAGCAGGGCATGGAGTTTCCGTTGCGGAGATCTGGCCGCCTCCGGAATAGTAGGAAGCCATGAAGATGGCCGTGACCGGATATTTCTGCTGTTTGGTGCAAAGGGTTCCCACGGGCGCATGAATGGAAGTGGCGTAACCCTGGCCGTAATAGTTATCCATGAATTTTCCGGCCGCAAGATACAGGTTTTTCTGTGTGCAGACGGTAACGCAGGGAGCTTCCAGCGGATGCACATGACCGGGGCCTGACATGTACCGGAAGATGAATTGAGGCCGGGCAAATTTTTTGATTCCTTCCGTCAGGCGGCGCAAGGTGGCATCACAGAGGGGTTTTTTCCGCGTGAAAATGGATTGGCCGAAGTCATCAAGGTCAAGAACGTCCCTGCACGGTTTCCAGTTTTCGCGGGAATGGGTGGGAACCGGCCATGCCAGGGGAAGGCCGTAGCGTCCGAACTGGACAAACAGGCGTTTCCGGGAGGTGTAGGCACCAAAATCCGCAGCGTTAAAGATGCGCCAGTCCCCGGAATATCCCATGTCTAAAATATGGGAAAACCATAACTTAAAGGATTCTCCTTTGCGGGCCTTGTCTGGCACCAGTTTTCCGTCCTTTTCCAGCATGGGGCCCCATTCAAGGAATTCCGTTACGTTTTCAATCTGAATATAGTCCGGTTGCAGGGCTTTAATGTAACGGTAAAGGTGCTCCGCAAGGCTGCGGCTGTCCGGATCGCGCGTCTTGCCGCCTTTCGCGCGGCTGAAATTAGTACATTCACAGGATGCCCATAATACTACTTTAGTATCGGGGTAACGCAGGCGGAGCATGGCAACGCGTGCGGCAATGGGCGAGATGTCCAAGGTTCTGATGTCTTCCGTGTAATGGAGGGCGGCCGGGTGATTGGCCGCGTGGGACGCTATGGCCGTTGCGTCATGGTTGACGCAGGCCACTACCTGCACGCCGGGCACCCGGCTTACTCCGGTAGTGACGCCGCCCGCGCCGCAGAACAGGTCTATATATAAGAGCCGGGGTTGATATGTAGGAAAGGAAGCGGACATGTTTTGATTAAAGGTAGTTGTTTTCTGGAAGCGGGTAGTTGCTGAAAAGGCTGGAAGTTCCGTTTTCCAGATTTTGCTGAAGTTCAGAAAGTTGTTGGTTCAGTTGCTTAATGGTTTCCGTTTTTTGCAGATACTCCTGAATGTCGGGATGATTCATTTCTGCCGGCGTCAACCGGAAAGCAATTTGAACGGCGTCTTTCGCCGGTCCGTTCATTCCGTCGTACCGGATAGTGATGCCTTTTGAATATGAGGGTCTTCCGACAGGGTAAACGCAAAAAGTGGTTTTAAGGCGATAAGCCACAATACCGAATGACCAGTTATTTCTAGGGCTGTTCCCTCGCATGGGATTTTTCAGGAAGCGAATAAGTTCGCCTGCTTTGATGTCGTCAAATTGGTTTGTCTTTTTCATGGGATTACTCAATTTCTTCGAGAGTGTTTATGGCACTTGTTATGCATTCCCAGGCTTCCTGCATGGAGTAAATGGCATTTTCAGATTGCTCTATGCGATTGAGCATGTTTTCCGGGAGGTTATCTTTATACTCTTCTTCTTCCTCCATGATCGTTTCCAGCGTTTCGAGAAGGTTTTGGAGGTTGTCATGCAGGTCTTCTATTTCTTTGCGGCGTTGTTTATTCATGGTGTCAGGCGGCGGGGCGGTTGAGGGTGGTGGTTTTTGATTTTGAATATTGATCCAGGGCGTATGAGATGATTCCGTGAACCAGGTCTTTCACCGGGATGTGGATGTGTTCAGCGATGCCTTCCAATGCCTGGAAGTCTTCTTCCTTCAGCCGGATGATGAGGTTGGTTTGTAATGATGTCGTAGCCATGGCTTTCTTTTCTCAAAAAGAGAATAATCCGTCAATCATTTTCTCACTTTTTGAGAAAGTAGAAATTTGGGTTTGATTTTTTTTCATCTTTTGAGAACTTGAGCACATGACCGACTTCAGAGACCAACTAAAATCCTTCTTGAGGGAAAAAGGGGAGGATCGTGATTGGCTAGCCGCCCGGATGGGGGTTTCCAAAAAAACAGTTGATAATTGGTTTTCTAAAAAACCGATTCCAGAAAAAAAGCAAAAGTTGCTCCGCGAATTGATGGAGAAAGAGCAGCAACCGAAGCAGGTTGAAATCAGTATGGATTTTACGCCGGAGCAACTGGAAATGATTCGTCAGGCTGCGGCGTTGAGGGGGGAAACTCCCGGAGAATGGTGTGAGCGGGCGATTAAGGCCTTAACTGCTGTGTCCGTAGCCCTGAATGATTATCACCGGGTAGGCGGGAAGGGAGGATAAAAAAGCCGTGGCTTGGTGAGAGGCTCACCTCCTTTTTTGCTTGACTTTAGAAGCGATTTTTTTTTTTTTTCTGTGAAAACTATGATGCCGCAAGAATATTATGTTGATGAAATGGGGGAGATCACCGGCCCTTATGCGTTGAGAACTCTTCAGCAGTTGGCAATTAAAAACCGCCTTGAAATGATGACTATGGTTTGCCCTGCGGAAAAAATCAATAATCCGGAGTGGGTGACGTTGGAAGAAGCGTTGAGAGATCATGGATTAAGTGCTACCGTGGCTTCCCTGTACCCTCATCCGATTCCGCAGAACAAGGCGCAGTTATCCAGGGTTGTTTATATTTTGCTTGCTTTATTCTTAGGAGGGTTTGGCATCCATAACTATTACGCCGGATATAGCAAACAGGGAAGTTTGCAGCTTGCGGGAACGTTGCTTGGCTGGGCTCTTGCTGTTGTTTTTCCTGTTTTTATTTTGCTTCCTGCTTGCGTCGGTGTTTGGGTGCTGATTGATATTTTCTCTACCGACAAGGACGCACAAGGCGTTGCCTTCAAATGATTATTTATTTTTTTTATACTGGAAAAATTTGACAATCTGCTATTGTAAAACTTATCATTGATTCGTTATGCGTGCTTTTACCTTTATCATGTTTTTGTGCCTTCTTTGTTCCTTAAGCGGATATGCCGCCAGAGAAAAGGGTGAGATTATGCTTTTCCCTAAATCTGAAAGAGCGGTAGCAAAATCAGAGAAGAAGTATCTGGAATTTTACCGGAATTTGAATAAGGGGGTGTTAATGTATGAGGTGAAATTCGAAGAGAAAAAGCAATGGATTGAGAGGCCGGCTTCAGAGATGGGGAAGTTGGGAGAAAGAAGCCGGAAAGCAGGGAATGGAAAGATTGAGGTCTTAAAAAAGGTGAGAGTTAAGACGAGAGGGAAAAAGGTTGTGCTTGTAGGTTTTAAGAAGCCGCTTGCCACAGGGGAAATCATTAAAGTTACGGTCAAGAAAATAGGCGTTTATGAGCGGACGGAAAGAGGGGATGGCGATACTTGGGCCGTATATCAGTATGAGGAATAATGAGGGCCGAGAGAGTTTTTTTGCCGTTCTGCGTAAATAGTTCTTGCCTTTTGGCCTCCGGTAGTATTTACTCCTTCGCGCAGTCCCTGCAAACCTAAAAGTCGCGTTCGTCTAGCGGTCCAGGACTCCCGCCTTTCACGCGGGCAACACGGGTTCGAGTCCCGTACGCGATGCCACTTTCTCTATTCCTTCCGGCATCATGAGCAGTTCATGATGCCTTTTTTGTGTCTTTGCGTCGCGATCAATAAAAAACCCATGGTGGAAACCATGGGTTTTTTATTCTATATTATTTTTTGCGTTACAGGTAATAATGATGGGATTATGAACTCTTTTGAGAAGATAATTCCTTTTGCTTTTCTCTCGCTTGTTCAATAACGTCTTTCATCATAATCATGGGTAGCATCGTAAGACCGAGAGGAGATGATGCCGTAAGAGAACCAACATAGCCACGGAGCAAGCTATAGAGAGTTGTCAGACCTTGAAGGGTAATCATTCTTTCTCTTTCTTCCTCAGGGCATTCTTCTTCAAATCTGAAAAAGCCTGTAATTTTAGCAGAAACTTTTGTGGAAGGGTGATAATCGGGGGTTGTTTTTATTAAAAGAGCAAGTTTGTAATCTGTGGGAGTATCTTCATTTTTTCCAAGCTCAAAACCTATTGAAAGCTCTCCCGAATTATTGTGTTTTTTTTCTTCATGCTCTACAGGTTCTTCACTATCAAAGGAAATGTTATTAATATAATAGTGGACTAGAACTGGGATATTTTTAGGAAGGCTCATAATGTTTCTTTTTAGGTTATGCCGCTAGCAATAATTCTTCATCATTAGGTGATGTTGTATAGTCTTTGATTGGAATAATAACGGAAGATTTATCCTGTTGTTTTAAGGGGATAAGAATATCTGTATTTTCAAATGTATTATAAGGGATATAATCATTTGATAAATGTTGAATAGATTTAAATATAATTTTATCAAAATTATATATGTTGTTCTTCTTGTTATAATCCTCTATATTTTTGTTTATTTTTATTTCAAAGTGTTTGAGGGTTTTATTAAAATGAAAATACGATTTCTGAATATTTTCGGAAGAATAGATATTTTCTTGACTAATATATGAATAAAATTTTTCTATCAAATGCTTATGTTGTTCTATATATTTTTGTATCCATAGAACAGTTTTGTAAGAAATACTAATATCTCCGCACTGGTTACAACGTTGAACAGGAACATTTGGGACTAAAATTATAAAACCGTCTGGGAGAGTATATTCCTGATCCATGAAGGTTTTTTCATAATATCCTTCATTGCATTCATAGCACGGTCTGTTGGTGGTTTTGCTCATGATGGTAAAATGGGTAGAATGGCAGATTTATATCCTGTGGAATGCTGGTGGATACGAATTTGGAATGGAATTTCGGTAGGGAGAGTGCGCCCTTTCATCTCTAAGTATACAGTAAGAGTCAAATCCTTTAGAGCTTGTTGAATGTCTATGCCATGGCAAAGGGAGCAATCATAGCCGAAACGGGGGCGAGCATGTGGGGTGTTGTAAGGTTTGATGTAAACATTGTAGCCAGATTTTAGGTGTTTGTGTATGCTGGTAAGAACTTCATCCACTTTCCAATCCCGCCTAATGATGAAGTCTACTGCGGATCTACTGAACTCCATGCCGGGAGTATCCATGTCAGGGTTATCAATAGTCATTTTACAGGCGTTGGTAAGAATACTTCGTTGTTTATCGGAAATGAGAAGCCTGTGGCACATGTCTTAAAAGGTATGATGAAAAGACCAGTAGCATGCCGGGCGATATCGTCAAGTTTTATATCTTTTTACTGACGAAGTACAGTGAAGTTTCAATAGGAGAAAACCTGCCAGTATGTGATTTTTAGTAGTAAACATGTTTTCATACTTTCATTCATGGGTTGATAAGCGTTGTTCCTGTCCGTGAACGGCGCGCTTTTGTGCGGATTGAAAGGGGGCGTGGGGTTTTGAAGAGTGCTTCGCAAGGTGGAACAGGCCGGAGCGGGGGCAGATAACGGCGCGTTTTTGAAACGTGGGGCAGGATGACGGCGCAGGGAATAAGCGTTTGATGATAAGGTGAATATGTATCTTATAGCGTACTTGCGTACTTATTACCGGATAATAACGGATAGAAGAATGATATATAAAAAAGATTCCGAAAAGAAAACACGGGGCAAAGGCGCAAACGGCGCGCAGAGCAGGGCCGGCATGGGGAAGGCAGGGCCGCCATGCGGGCGCATGATGGCAGGTGCCGGTGGGGGCGGCAAGGAATCTTTTAATTGAGGGGCCCTGATCGCGGAGTTCGGCGGACACAGGGAAAAGCGGGAGTGTTCATGAAGGGATTTTTTTAGCGCACCATGAAGGGGGATGGCCGTGTTTTTGTTCGCGTGGGTCTGCGGTTTTTTCGCAAAAGCGGACGGATGGCGGCGTTTTTTTCGTCTTCCGGGCGGCGGACGGGGGAAAGCGGCTGATTTGGAGGGCATTTTTTCGTTTTTGAAAATTTCGCTTAATAGTAGAGAGAGCGAACGCCCGCCGTCGTGAATAGGTGCACGGCGGAGAAGAGTAGCGCGGCGCGGGAGGCTTCCCCCGGTGAATGAGACGAGCATTTGCCGGGTCGCTGGGGCTCCGGGAGCATGCAGGCTCCAGCTGGGGCTTGTCCGGCTTTCCGGGCGTTCGCTTTCTCATGTATTCGTGATATGGGACAGAAGAGAGACAGAGTAAACGGCGCGTTGAAGAAGGCTTTCGCGGAGAAGAATGGAAAGTCTTTGCGTTGGGCGCAGATAGAAGCGGCCAAGGATTCCCCTGCATGGAGGGGTTTTCTGGCAGAGCAGTTTCCGCCGTCACCTGCGAAAGCGGACGGAGGCGGCGGAGAGGGCGCGCCCATGGGCGGCGCGTCCGATTTGGCGCGGGCAGGGGAGGCGAAGGAAAGCGCATGGCAGATTTTGAAGAGGATGGAAGAGCAACTGGAAACGGCCGCCCGGTCCGGTGACGTGGGGCTGATTGCGTCGTTCACCCGTGCCGTGCGCGAAGCGCGCGCGAATTGGGAGCGGGCCGGCCTGCATGAGCAGAGGCTTCAGGAGGCGGCCGGAAGTCTGGTGCCGGTCCATGTGTTTCACGAGATGCGGACGCGGGGCGTTGCGCCGCTGGCGGAGCTGATGGCGCAGCAGAGGGATTTTATCGGTTCCCGGCTGGAGGCGGCCGGGCGGCCGCGTTTTTATGAAGCCTGGGACGAATGGGCGCGGGAGTGGAACAGGAAGATTGATGATCTGAACGCGGAAATAAATGGATTGTTGAATCATGTTTAGCAAGTTGAAGATTCATGAGAAGCCGGGCGTGGTGGAGTGGGCGGAAAGATGCCTGGTCTTGCCGCGGGAGACTTCACCGAACGCGCCGGGGCGGTTTTCCACGGCGCGCATGCCGTATATGAGGGAGCCGCTGGAAAGTATCAGGGAAGAGGGGTTGCAGCATATTTACTGGTGCTTCGGCACGCAGTCCGGCAAGACGGTTTCGCTGTTGATTGCGGCAGCGTATTTTATTGACAATGACCCCGCGCCCATGTTGTGGGCGTTGCCTACGGAAATTCTTGCCAGGTCGTTTTCACGGGCGCGGCTCCAGCCGCTTATATCCAAGAATGATGTGCTGGCGCGGCATAAGCGGCGTGACCCTGACGCCTTCACGGCGGCGGAAATGCGCCTGGATTCCATGGAGCTTTACATGGTTGGGGTGTCGGAGCCGGGCAATTTGTCCAGCAGGCCCATTATGCGCTGCGTGATGGACGAGGAAGCGAAGTATAAGCATGAGAATAAGGAAGAAGCGCACCCGGTGGACCTGATTGAAGAGCGCGCGAAGGGCTTTCACCGGTATCAGATTCTGCATGCGTCCACGCCTTCTTCCGAAGATTCTTATTTTTGGCAGAATTTTATTACCACGGACATGAGGAAGTTTTATGTGCCGTGTCCGCGCTGCGGGGAAATGATGCCCCTGGAGTTTAGCCGGAATACGGTGCAATGGGAAAGGCGGGAGGATCTGGAAGGGGATGCGCTGGCGGATTGGGTGCAGGATCATACGTTTTACGTGTGCCCGCATTGCGAGGGCCGGGTGGAGGATTGGGAGAAGATTGGGATGATGGAAAAGGGGGAGTGGCGGCCGACGAATCCGAACGCCTCCCGCGCGCGGCGGGGGTATCACCTGAATTCCCTTTATTCTCCGTTTGTGACATGGGGGCAGATGGCGCGGAAGTTCATCGTGGCTCAAAATGACCTGTTCCGGCAGGTGGCCCTGCACAATTTCCGGAACGGCTGGGAGGCGTTGCCGTTTACGCAGTATGAAATCAAGGTGGGGGATGACAGTGTGCGGGGGCTGCGCGGTGTGTGCCGGCGCGGAGAGTTGCCGCGGCATTATTATTATCTGGCCGTGTCCTATGACCCCGGCCAGAATCAAACTCATTGGGTGGCGCAGGCGATAGGGCGCGGCGGGGAAACATGGGTGGTTGATTGGGGAACCCTGCTGGGCATCAGCACGACGGACGCGACGCCGGGCATAGGGGCCCATTTTGAAAGCCTGGAGTGGGGCGGGGTGCGTCCGGATTTTGGGCTGATTGATTCCGGGGATTGGGCGCAGAAGGTTTATGACGAGTGCTATAAGTATTACGGCAAGCTATGGCCTACGAAGGGGAGCGGCGCAAATTTCGGGAGTTGGAATGTGAGTGAAGTGAAGTCGCATCCGGGGCTGGAGCTTTATTTGTACGTGGACCGCACCGCCAAAATGGAGCTTTACGCGGGGCGCATCCAGAAAGGGGCGGCTCCGGCCCTGCATTTGCCGGAAGATGCGGATCAGGATTTGCTGGCCGGATTGTCCGGGCAGCAGCTTGAGAAGCCAAGGGGCGGCGGCCTGGCGCAATGGCGGAAGCTGCCGAATGACCATTATGGAGACTGCGTAAAAATCGGGCAGGTGTCCTGGTGGGTGCGGCGCGGGGATTTTTACGCGGAAGAAATGAACGCGATTGAAGAAAGGAAGCAGAATGAAGGAGTACCGGAAGAATGACGTGCTGGAGAGGCTGAAGGCGGCCGGGTGCGAATGATAGCGGGTTTTTGAAAAAGCTCCTGAAGGGTATGAATCCCATTGTACAGGCTTATGTGGAAAATTATGATTTGCCGGATTTGCAGGGAATGCTGCGGGAAAAGCTGGCGATTCTGGAAGGGCGCAAGGAAATAACCGGGGCCTCCACAGGCGGCGGAACGTCCTACACCGCGCAGGAGACCATGAATTTAAAGGACCATATAGCCTGCTTGCAGGAGGCAATCACGGTCAAGAAGATGGAGGAAGGGGATTTTTCCGGCCTGGCCGCCGCGGATGACGGCGTGCGGGAAGTGCGGTTTGACCATACCATAACACGCTTTTGACCATGGGCAGGAACAGAAGGAAGGTGTATGCCGGGGCGCGCCGCGGTCATGGCGCGCGGGTGAAGATGAACCGGGAACCGGAAACGGCGCGGAGGGAGATGTGGGGAGGGTATGCGGCCGCGTTGCAGTTCGGAGGCTCCAGCGTGTTATACTGGCCTACGCTGGACAGCCGGTTTGAAGTGGATTCCTGGACGCTGGACCGGGTTTGGCGGAATGCGCGGAATCTGGAAGCGAATTCCGGGCTTGCCGGGAAGGCCGTGGCGGATGTGGTGGAGTTGCTGGGCTGGCTGGTGCCCCATGCCTGCACGGCGGATGAAGACTGGAATCATGAGGCGGACCAGATTTTTATGAATCGGGCCGTGAATCCGGAATTGTTTGACGCCCGCGGAGAGCTGAATTTTTTTACGGCGCAGATATGGAGCGAGCGGCAGCGCGTGATTGACGGCGATATGCTGACGGTACTGACCAGCGGGCCGGATGACGGCGGGGCGTTCGCGTTTTACGAGGCTCCGCAAGTGCAATCTCCGGCTGATGGGGGGCAGGCGTGGAATTGCGGCGTGATGCGGGATAAAAACGGGAGGACGGCGGCTTACGGGCTGCGGCATCCGGACAAGGGGGAGGTGACGGTGATTCCGGCCCGTGATGCTATTTTGTACCGGCACAACATGGGCGGAGGGAAGCCGCGCGGCCTGTCCGATTTGCACCGCGCTATCCGGAATTTGCATGATGAGGCGGATATTGTGGGGTATGTCAAGCAGTCTGCCAAGCTGGCCGCCTCCGTTGGGCTGGTAGAAACGGGGGACGCGGAGAAACGGCCGGGCATGGGGACCGTGGGCAAGGTGTCCGTGGGGCCGGACGGGCGCAGGGTGGAGCAGGTGTTAGGGGGGCCTACTGTCCACCAGCTTCCGCCCGGCCGGGATTTGAAGGTGCTGACGGATAACAGGCCGTCTCCTAATGTGATGGCGTTGCTGAAGCATTTGATGGATGAGGTGGCTTATGGCATCGGGCTTTCTCCGGCGTTGCTGTGGGAGCCTGACAAGTTGGGAAGCGGCGGCATCCGGTTTGTGATGCAGAAGCTGAAGCGTTGGCTGAAAATCAGGCATGCCTACAGGCAAATGTGGTGCGTGCGGGTGTGGCGTTTCATGCTGGCGCGGGAAATGGCCCTGGGACGGCTGCGCTTGTGCCGGGATCCGCATTGGGTGCGGTGCCTGTGGACGCCCATGAGCGACATGACTATTGACCTGGGCCGGGAAGGGAATCTGATGATTAACCTGGTGGATTCCGCGCTGGCGGATCAGGATGGCTGGTGCCTTGCCAATTACGGATGCACGTTTGAGGAAATCGTGAATAACAAGATACGGAATTTGAAGATGGCTAAAGAAGCCTGCGCCCGGAACGGACTGACCCTGCAAGAGGTGATTCCGGGAGCGAACCGCGGCGGGGTAGCCGCGGCGGCGGAGAAACCGGAAGATGAAGAGCCGGGAACGGGCGGCGGGGAAGAGGAAGATGGCTTGCATCCCCATGAATAGCAATTTTGAAAAAGCTCCTGAAGGGTACAGAACAGTAATAAGTGATGAATAAGATTGTTTTTGCGCAGATGGCGGCACGGCTGGAAGGCGGTGCCGGTGAACAGAAAAAAACGGGCATGCTTGCCTTTTCCCGCATCATGGAGGCGGAAGAGAAGGTAGGGGTGGCTACCATTTCCGGTTATATCGGTTACGGCAATGCCACGGTTGACGAATTTACGAAGCACCTTGAAGAGCTGAAGGCGGAGGGGTGCACGAAGTTTGAAGTCATCCTGAATTCCATGGGCGGCAATTTGTTTGAGGCGTCCGGGATTTACGACATTATCAAGGGGTGCGGGATGGAGGTGACGGCCAAAATTTACGGGGTAGCCGCTTCCGCCGCGACGCTGATTGCCTGTGCGGCGGGCCGTGTGCTGATTTCGGAAAATTCCCGTTATATGGTCCACCGGGCGCGCGGGTGCGCGGTGGGGACGGTGGAAGAGATTGAGGCTTACGCGGCGGATCTGAAGGACGCGGAAGGGCAAGTGACAGGCATTTACGCGGAGCGTACCGGAAAGAGCGCGGAAGACGTGCTGGCCGTGCTGAACGCGGAGACGTGGATGAACGCGGAAACGGCCGTGAAGGAAGGCTGGTGTGACGAGGTTATTTCTCCGGCCGCTGCGGAGTCCGGCCAAAAAGAAACGGCCGCGCCGGGGAAAGAAGAGGACGGCGGCGGGGAAGAGGGAGACCCAGGCGAAGAAGAGAAGGGCGGGCCGCCGCAGAATTACACGGTATTGCGCCGCATGATGGCCGCCGTGGGGCTTGCAGGGAAAAACAGCGTGGAGGAACTGGAACGGGAAGTTGCCCGGCTGGTGGCCGAAAACGAAAGGCTGGCGGCGGAAAATGACGGGTTCCGGGGCATGCAGGGGCAGCAGGCGCGCGTGATGGAGGCGCACGAGCGGGAATTTGAGCAACGCGTGAAGGAGGCCGTTGTGCGGGAAATGGCGGCTATGGGGGTTGCTCCGGTAGGGCTGCCGCCCGCGGAGGGAGCCACGGAAGAGACCGGAAAGAAAGAACCTGCCATGACGAACGAAAAGCTGCGGGAGATGGCCGCGCAGGATGCGCTGGAATGGATTATGGGGCATCCGCAGGAGGCCGCGCGGCTGGCGGAGCAGCCGGGGAAATAGCATCTTGGCCGCCATAGATAGATTTTTACTAACAAAACGCAAACATAAATAAAATATGAACAAGAAAACATTGATGAACATTCCGCGGAATGCCGTGATGGAAGGAAATGATGTCGCCGCGCTTAACTGGACCATTGTTTCACAGGCGGCTATTGCCACCCTGGAAGAAGAATTGGCTTCAATCAGCCGGTTTTCTCTGGATGTGTCCGGCGAGTTCAAGACGGACGGCGATTCCGTCAAGGTGGAAGTGATTGACGGAGCCGGGGAGGCGTTGAAAAATACGGAAGACTGGAATCAAAGCGAGCTGAAAACCAGCTCCGTTTCCGTGACGCTGAACCGTTATTCCCGTCCGGCTGGCCTGTCCTATAAGGAAAGGAAAAGCGGGGTGCAGCTTGCGAATAAGGTGCAAACGCTTGTGCGGACGGTCGCCAAGGCGTTTTGGAAGGACCTGATGGCCGCCATAGCCGATTCCGGGGCGGACGTGGTGAATATTGGCCCGCGGGCCGGGTTCAAACCGGAAATGATGGCGGATGTGATTTGGCCGTCCATGACTAATGGCGCGGATGCCGTTTATTTGGACCGCATGTATTATTCCAGGCTGATTCCCACGAATGCGCTTGCTCTTAACCTGGCGGACGGGGCATATTCCATTCCGGGGGGAATTCACTACGTGGAAGGGGTGAACGTGCTTGCCGGGAATGCCGGGGTTGGTTTTGCGACGCGGCCGGACGCGCTGGCCGTTGCCGTCCGTCTTCCGAATATTGACCCGAAGCTGAATTTGGAAACGCAGGTGGTGGAATCTCCTAAGCTGGGGATTTCCCTGTTGCTGAAGTGCTGGCCTGACCAGGGGACGGAAACGGTTTACATTTCCGCGGAGCTTTTGGCCGGCGTGGCGGTGGGCAATAAGAATCATTTGCGACAGCTTTCCGGCGCAGCTCCGGAGACGGCGGCGGAAGGTGGAAGCGTTGGGGACGGCGGCGGGAAAGAAACGGGGCCGACTGAAGGTGCTGGGGCGACTGAAGAAGAAGGGGCCTGACGGGTTTTTGGCGGAATCATGGGATAAAAGAGAGCAAAGGACCGGCGCGCGGGGTGTCAATTCCGTGCGCCGGTTTTTATTGAACGGATATGAGTTTAGCAGGGGAAATAAAAAAATTGCTGGACCTTGGGGATCATGAGCAGGAAGAAGCCTGGGGGGAGCGCGTGATGGTGGACGGTCAGGAATGCCGGGGCGTTTTTGCGCCGCTGGAAGGCTGGTATGAGGTGGAGCTTGGCGGCCGGGTGTGCAAGGTGCAAACGTCCCTGCGCGTGCGTCGGAAGGCGTTGAAGGGCGTTCCCGCGGCCGGGCGGAAGGTGGTGGCGGTCCGAAGCGGTAGGGCCTTCCGCATTGCGCGGGTGCGGGACTGGGCCGGAGACGTGGCTCTGGTGCTGGAGTTGTCCGAAGTATAGCCGGAAGGGGGGCGAATGGCGCAAGTCAGGTATAAAGTGGATATTTCCCGCGTGCTGAAAAGGCTGGCGGAGGTGAAGAAGGTGGGGGCTGACGGCATCAGGGAATTGACCCTTGAATATGCCAAGAGGGCCGCAAGCAAGGCCATACGCACCACGCCGCCAAACAGCCTGAAGAATGGCGGAAACGGAAAAAGAGCGTTGGAGGAACATATTGCGCGGGATATTGGCGGGGATCCGTTGGAAACGGATGTGAGGCTGAAGCGCGGTGAGGATGGAAGGCCGGTGCCCTATGCTTACCCCCGGAAGAAGCGCGGCGGGGTGTTGCTGGGGGTGCGCGGGAAAAAGTTTAAGGGCATGGCCACCGTTTCCGCGGATGCGTTTTTGCGGAGCCATACCCTGCTGAAAATGGGCCGGAAAAGCAGCGTGCGCGTGCTGAAGGGCGGCGGCCTGATGTCTCCGGGAGTGGCGCAGGCGGGAGACGTGCGAAGGGCTTTGGCGGAGCGGCGGCGGCACGTGGGGAGGATG